GGTGTATCTCTAATGAATACGTATGATGCGGGTGATGTAATGCCTGATGGTACTATTGCAGATGGACAGGGAAATACTTTTGACCCTATTACGGGGGAAAGAAAAAGTGTGTCTGGTGGACTACTAGGTAATATAGCAAATGAAATTGCAGGTGTATTTGGTGGCGGCACAAAAGCTGAAGATGCTAAAATATCACCTGAAGCTAAAGCTATGGGATTGTCTCCTGCAAGTATGGCAGGTCTAATGACTATTGCAGGTAATCAGTCTATTAATGAAGCAATTGGTAAACCTACTTTGGCGGGTGGTATGCCTCCCTCTAAAGTTGATACAGCTAAAGTTGAAACAACACTGGGTCAGGCCGCAGTAACAGAAGAAGCGAAAGCAGATAAACCTGCTACAGTATCAGAGGCTGCAATAGACCCGGGCGTTCAGGCCGCACTAGAAGACCTTCAAAAAAATATAGGCGTGGGAAAATTAACAGGTAGACAATTAGATAACTTTTTAGATAGTGTTATTAGTCAAAGTGGGTATTCAGAAACAGTGGGTTTAGGTTCTGATTTAGCGACTACATACACACCAGAAGCTACGGAGGATATGGCAGCAAATTATCAAATTGCGGCAAATATGATAAAACAGGGAACTACACCATCAACCGTTGAAAAAGCTACGGCAGGGAGACCCGATTTATCAGCACAAATTAAAAATGCTATTGAGGCAAGTAGAAAATCACCTGCTCAAAAAACTCAAGATTTAGTTTCTTCGGCGGCAAGAGCATCTACACGAGACCGTTCACAGCCCTCTGTACAGGACACTATTACAAAAGAAATGTCTCCAGACTCAGGCTATAGTAGGTCTTTTGAGCGAGATATTAAAGCTGGTAAATACGACAAAGCGTTTGCAGAGCGTGACAGATTTAGTAGAGACTTAACTGCTGAGATACAAAAATCAGAAAAAGCAGAAATTGCTAGTGCTAGAAACGAAGGTCGGTCTCCCAATGTTAGTTCTCGCAAGGCTGGTCCGGGTGAAGTTTCAGATAGTCAAGGTAATGTAGTTCGTAGTGGTGATGGTTCACCTGTAAAATCTTCAGGCCCTACCTCTTCTGCTAAGGGTCTCGCACTGAAGGCAGAGCGTGAGCAACGTGAAGCCGATAATGCTACAGACAGCCGTGTTATTTGTACTGAATTGTATAAGCAGGGTAAGTTATCACGAGATTTGTATCGCATGGATGTGCTATACACCGCCCGTGATTTGCCAGCTACACTTGTTCGTGGATACCATTATTGGGCTATTCCTATGGTTCCTGTAATACGTAGAAACAAATTTGTTTGTGCTGTTTTTGAGTATCTTACAGTAAAACGTGCCGAAGAAATTGCACACATAGTAGACCCGATAAAGCATACAAAGACTACTATTGCAGGTAAAATAATCAAAAATGTCGGCGAAGCTATTTGTTACGTGATTGGTCTTTTTGTAAGGCAGAAAGATTACACTGTACTATATAACGAAAAGAGTGTATAATGGAATTAGATTTTCAGGAAATTTATGATAACTATTCAGAACTTACCCCAGAGGAACGTGAGGTAGTTCGTAAGTTTATGAACAGTGATGTTCGTAGAATTATAGGAAAAGTATTTGGTGCTGACTTTGATGCTGCTCTTGGGCAGTTTATGAAGCCATTACCAGAAGAACAGCAGAAAAAGGGTTTAGCTGCTAAAACAATATAAACTCAATTAGTTGGCCTACCCATCCCCCACCCCCGACAGGTGTGGCTACGTTGGCCCCAACACAAGGAAATACAAACAATGGCAGAACAAGCTATTATGGCTGAAGAAATGAAGCCTGAAAAGAAGATTGCGTTCGCAAATCGTAAATACACTAATGAAGAAAAACGCAAAATAGAAGAAGAAGAACTTGAGCAGCTTATAAAAGAGCAGAAAGGCGAAGTAGAAGAAGCTACTGAAGAGCCTGAAGAAGCTGAACCAGAAAATGCAGAAGAAAAAACTTTTAAGAAGCGTTACTCTGACCTGCGCAGACACCAGCAACAACAAGCTGAAGAACTTAAAAAAGAAATTGCAGTTCTTCGTAATCAACTGACTGAAGCTACAAAAAAAGAAATGAAACTGCCTAAGTCTGATGAAGACATTGAAAAGTGGGCAGAAGAATATCCAGATGTAGCCGCTATCGTTGAAACAATTGCAATGAAGAAAGCTTCAGAGCAGTCAACTGCTTTAGAAGCAAGACTAAAAGCAATTGATGAAATGCAGATAAATGCAACCAAAGAAAAAGCTGAAGCTCAACTAATGCAGATACATCCTGACTTTGGTGAAATTCGTGATAGCGATGACTTTCATCAGTGGGCAGAAGAACAACCTAAGTGGGTACAAGACGCACTTTACGAAAATGATAATGATGCACGTTCTGCCGCAAGAGCAATTGACCTATACAAAGCAGACAAAGGAATTGCAAAGAAAGACGAAAGTACCAATAATAAAAATGCCGCTAAAACTGTCAGTGCTAAGAATAGTCGTTCTAAGCCACAAAGTGATGAGGCATCAACATATCTAAAAGAGTCTACCGTCCAAAAAATGTCACCGCAAGAGTATGAGAAAAACTCCGATGATATCATGGAAGCTATTCGTAGTGGTAAATTCGTTTATGATGTTTCGGGTTCTGCTCGTTAAAATAATAGAAAAAAAGTATTGACATATAGTTATTTATCAGTATAACTATAGTCAGATAAGTGTAAGTAGGATAGCTACCTACTCACTCTTACAATCCGCAAACAACAATAACCCTTTCGGATTACCTGATAAACATGGCCTGTTGAACAGTTGGGCGGCCACCTAGCTGGAATACACACCCTACGTTGTTCAGCCTCTGCTAAGAATTGTAATGTTTGCATCTGTAAAGCTAAATAACAGGAGATGGAAATGGCTTTTACTTCCGCTGCTGGTTATGGAAACCTGCCTAATGGCAATTTCTCACCAGTAATTTACTCCAAACAGGTGCAACTTGCTTTCCGCAAGGCCGCTGTTTGTGAGGCAATCACCAACTCTGATTACTTTGGTGAAATCGCTACAATGGGCGATTCAGTTAAAATCATCAAAGAACCAGAAATTACAGTTAAGGCATATGAGCGTGGTACTACAATCACTCCTCAAGACCTTGATGACGAAGACTTCAATCTTACAATTGACAAAGCTAACTACTTTGCCTTTAAGGTTGACGACATTGAAGAGGCACACTCACACGTAAACTTCCAGTCTTTGGCAAGTGACCGTGCAGCGTATCGCCTCGCTGACCAGTTTGACCAAGATGTACTTGGCTACTTGTCAGGCTTTAAACAGTCTGCAATTCACGGCGCACCAGACACAGTTAACACAACTGTAAATGGTTCTATTGCTGTTTCAACTGCAGGTACAGACGAACTACTTTCTTCAATGAAACTGGAAGCTGATGACTTTGGCGGTTCAGGTGGTTCATCCATTGGTATTCAGCCACGCTTGCCGGGTGCTTCTTCAGTACCGGGTTCAGGTAACGCTAATCCAACCATGATTATTGCTCGTATGGCTCGTAAGCTAGACCAGCAAAATGTGGACACTCAAGGCCGCTGGCTCGTAATTGACCCAGTATTCATGGAAGTACTGAAAGACGAAGATTCAAAGCTTCTGAACTCAGACTTTGGTGGTTCTGGCCTTCAAAACGGTCTCGTAGTTAATAACTTGCACGGCTTCCAAGTGTATGTTTCAAACAATCTGCCATCAATTGGTACTGGTTCTGGTACAACTGGTGGTACAAACGCATCAAATTATGGTGTGATTGTTGGTGGACATTCATCTGCTGTAGCCACTGCAGAGCAGATTAACAAGACTGAGACATATCGTGACCCTGACAGTTTTGCTGACATTGTTCGTGGTATGCATTTGTACGGTCGCAAGATTCTTCGTCCAGAAGCACTTGTGAACGCTAAGTTTAACTTGGTATAAGGGGGAATAAGACATGGCTAACATTACTGCACTTCTTCATCCCGCTTCAGGGAACTCACAGCGTGGACGCAACCCGTACTACGTTGATGTGACAATTGACCTGACCACAAATAGCATTGCTCCCGGCGATACTATTCAGGCAATTACCGTACCTGCTAACACTCTAATTATGGGTGCTGGCTTCCAAGTGGTTGAGTCTGCTACCATGAATACTGGTACAGATGCTACTGCTGCTCTTGGCTTCACTGGTGGTGATGTCGATGAGTTTGCTGCGGCACTTGACATTGACGGTGCGGCTGACGGTGCTTACGCTCCACAGGTTGCAATTGATGGACTAGCACTTTCTACATCTGGCGATACAATTGACTTTGTGTTGGCAGGTAGCGGTGCTTCATTTACGGCTGGTAAGCTACGTGCTTTCGCTGTAATGATGGACATCAGTGACCAAGGTGATACGGCTGCTAATGAAGTAGACCGTGACACACTTGCCTAAATAACTTGAGGGGGCAGGGCAACTTGCCCCTTCACTCTTTGTAAAAGGATATAAAATGGCATATGATTATTTAGGTTTGACAAACGAAGTTATTGCAAGAATGAATGAAGTGCCGCTTACAGCGGCTAACTTTACATCTGCGCGAGGTTTTCAAATTCAATGTCAAAATGCTGTTAATGACGCTATTAATTATATCAATCAACGTGAGTTTGGTTGGCCTTTTAATCATGCTACACAAACACAGGTATTAACTGCGGGTACAACTAGGTACACTCTTCCTGCAACCGCAAAACACGTAGATTATGAAACATTTAGATTAGTTAAAGATGCATCACTTGGTACATCAGGTGGTGGTTTAAAAGTTTTAGAATACAAAGAATATGTTGATAAATTTATTGAGCAAGAAGACGATACTACAGTAATAGGTGGTGTACCTACTCACGTGTTTAGAACACCAGATAATAACTATGGACTGTATCAGTATCCAAATGCCGCTTACTCAATACGCTTTGATTATTATGAAAAGCCTATTCTTTTGACTGCGGCAACTGATGTTCCTACCATACCTGAACAATTTAGGCAGGTTATTGTTGATGGGGCTACTGCGTATTCTTATCAGTATCGCGGTGAAGCACAGCAGTATGGACTAAACTTTACTAGATTTGAAGAAGGAATTAAACATATGCAAACACTTCTTCTAAATAGAACTGAGTATGTACGTTCTACGTATATACCCCATTCACAACGGTATGGCATAAACGTAGCTGGGGTTTAATTAAATGGCAGACGAATCTGGTCTCAATCCTTATGTGTTTGCTTGCCAAGGCGGTTTAGTTCTTGACCAATCAACTTTTGCTATGCAACCCGGAATGGCACTTGAACTAACTAACTTTGAGCCTGATATTCAAGGTGGCTATAGACGCATTTCTGGTTACACTAAGTGGAACCCTAATATAGTACCACAAGATGCTAGTGCATCAGAAGCTGTGCTTATGTCAGCTTACTTCAAAGGCAACATTATTGCTGCACGAGGTGGTAAGGTACATAAAGGTGGTACTACAGGTAGCTGGACACAGATTGACACAGGCAGAAGTAACGCTGGTGTATACACTTTCTTTAGATATACATTAGGTGGTACAGACTTTATTGTGTGGGCAGACGGTGCTAATCATGCATCTAAGTACGATAACACTACCGTAACGGATATTAATGCTACAGGCGCACCTGCTAACCCTAAGTTTGTTACAGGTTACAAGAATGCTCTTTTCTTTGCTGGCATGTCTAGTAACCCACAAGAGTTAGTATTTACTGCACCATATACAGATACAGACTTTAGTACCGCTAATGGTGCTGGTAGTATTAACGTAGACAGTAACATAACTGGTTTGTTTCCGTTTCGTGATTCGTTGTTTATATTTTGCGAAGAACGCATATTTAAATTAGTAGGCAACACTATTGCTGATTTTGTATTGCAACCTGTGACACGAGAGATTGGTTGTCTTAACGGTAGAACAATTCAGGAATTTGGTGGAGACATAATCTTTCTTGGGCCTGACGGATTACGTACTGTTGCTGGTACTGCAAACATCGGTGACGTGGAACTTGGTACAATTAGCCGACAGATACAGGAACGCTTTGCTGGCGTATCAGACGTAGATGAATTTGCCTCTGTAGTTATTCCTGATAAAACACAGTACCGCATTTTCTTTTCTAACTCCAATACAGTACGTTCAAAGACTACAGGAGTTATATGTGTAAGAAAAGATAACAGTTTTGAATTTGCTGATATCTTAGGTATACGCCCTAGTAGCACAGACTTTATTACTGTTAGTGGTGAAAGCATTGTAGTACATGGCGAGTTTGATGGTTTTGTATATCGTCAAGAACAAGGCAACGACTTTGATGGTAACAATGTAACAGGTAAATATCGTTCACCTGATTTGACTATGGGCGATGCTGGTATACGTAAATCATTCCAGCGAGTGATTATTAACTACGCACCTGAAGCAGCCGTTAACGCAGATTTATTTGTTAGGTACGATTACGAAGCACCTAACGTAGCCAGACCAGCAGCCTACCCATTTGACACAGCTACAGCGGTAGCTATTTACGGTTCATCACTATACGGTACAGCTACCTACGGTGGACAGTCAAACCCATTAGTAAGACAGCCAATTGAAGGTAGTGGATTTGCTGTAGCACTACGAGTTAACGATAGAGGCACTTCAGCCCCCTACTCATTAAAAGGATTTCAGCTAGAGTTCCAAGCTGACGCAAGGAGATAATAAATGGCAGGTTATACTAGACAGTCAAGTTTTGCTGATGGCGATATTATCACCGCAGCAGACAGTAATGACGAGTTTAACCAACTACTAAGTAGTTTCAATAATACAACAGGTCACAAGCACGATGGTACAGCCGCTGAAGGTCCAGTCATTGGTTTGATTGGAGACCCCGGTGTAGCCACGCCTAAAAACAAAGTTGTTGTTGATGATACAAATAACCAAGTAGAATTTAATATTGATGTGTCAGGCACATCTACTGAACAGTTTGTTGTTAAAGACGGTGTTATTGAACCAACTACAAACAACGATATTGATTTAGGTTCATCTTCTAAACAATTTAAAGATGGTCATTTTGCTGGCACTTTAAATGTTGGTGGTGTGGCTGTTGGTGGTGGCTCTTCTATAGGAACAATTCTTGATGAAGATGATATGGCTTCTAATAGTGCTACAGCCCTCGCTACTCAACAATCTATTAAAGCATACGTAGATACACAGCTTACTGCAGAAGATTTAGATTTCCAAGCAGATAGCGGTGGTGCCTTGAGTATCGACCTCGACAGCGAAACTCTTACATTTACTGGCGGCACGGGTATTGATACTAGCGGTTCTGGTAATGCCGTTACATTTGCTATTGATAGCACAGTTGCTACTTTAACAGGAACACAAGCACTTACTAATAAAACAATTGATGTAGACAGCAACACTGTATCTAATATAGAGGTAGACAACTTTAAAGCTACAGCAATTGTGACTGAAGCTGAAGGTCTTGCTTCTAGTGACAATGACACTAGCCTACCTACCACCGCTGCTGTTGTTGACTATGTGGCTGCGCAGATTACTGCAGAAGACTTAGATGTAGCGGCAGATACAGGTACAGCGGCAGTTGATTTAGATAGTCAATCTCTTACACTTACTGGCGGTACAGGTATTGATACATCTGCCACAGGACAAGCAGTAACCTTTGCTATTGATAGCACAGTAGCTACACTTACTGGCGCACAAACACTAACAAATAAAACATTGACAAGTGCTGTGTTAAACGGTACAATAAGTGGAACTTCTATTAAAGATGAAGATGCAATGACATCTGATTCTGCAGACCACTTAGCTACTCAACAGTCAATTAAAGCCTACGTTGATTCACAGACAGCAGGACTAGGTGCAGGTGATATAACTGCAGTAGTTGCTGGTGATGGATTAACAGGTGGAGCAACTTCAGGTTCCGCTACTCTTAATGTAGTAGGTGGTACTGGTATTACTGCTAACGCTAACGACATTGCTATTGACAGCACTGTAGCTACACTCACAGGTACACAGACACTTACAAATAAAACATTAACATCTGCTGTATTGAACACAAGTGTTAGCGGTACTGCTGTACTTGATGAAGATAACATGGCTTCCGATAGTGCTACGCAGCTTGCTACACAACAGTCTATCAAGGCATACGTTGATTCTAACGCAGGTTTGTCTGACGTTGTAAGTGATACTACACCACAACTAGGTGGCGCACTAGACACAAACGGTAATAACATTACTTTTGCAGATGATGATGCGGCAGTGTTCGGTGCAGATAGTGACCTGACTATTGTACATGACAGTGGTGGCAACGCTAATGTGTTTAAAGCTGACAATTATGCATTTCGCAACAAAGCTAATGGCAATCTTACATTTGATATGTCACCGGGTGCAACTAAATCTGCGAAGTTGTATTATCAAGGAAGCGAAAAACTAGCTATACGTACTACTGGTGTTTTAGTTACAGGTACTTTAGCTGCCACCGCAGTAACAGGTGATGGCTCTGGCCTCACAAACTTACCAGAATCAGGTGACGGTGGTATTGCAATGGCTATCGCATTGGGATAAACAGAAAACACTTGACAATAGTGTAAAAGTATGGTATAATTATATACATAATCGGAGTAAGAAATGGCAAACGCATTTTTATCAGAGACAGATACTGCAGTGGGGGCATCAGCCGCTACCATTTATACCTGTCCAGCAAGCACAGAAACCACCATCATCGGTCTTAGTATTGCTAACATTGTGACAACTCAAATTACTGTAGACGTAAAGCTAAACGGTGCTGGACGTACTAGCGGTGCAGTTGATAATGTTCACCTTGTAAAAGCAGCACCAATTCCAGTTGGTGGTTCTTTAGTTGTGGTTGGTGGAGACCAGAAGGTTGTAATGGAGCCGGGTGATACAATCACTGTGGAATCAGACACAGCGTCATCCGCTGACGTTGTTCTCAGCCATCTTGACATTACGTAAGGGGTAGAATATGCCGTATCTTGGCTTATCACCAGCAGTACAAACCACAGCAATGGCCTATCAAGATTTGACTGGTGGAACTGGTACGTCCTTTACACTAGACCATCCCGTAGGTAACGCTGCTGAGATAGAGGTTTTTGTAAACAATGTCCGTCAGGAACCTACAGTTGCATACACTGTAAGTGGCACTAGCTTGTCTATGACAGGCAGCATTGTTGCTACAGATGATTTCTATGTGAACTTTCAAGGCAAAGCCCTTGTAACATCTACTGGCGGTGGTGGTGGTGGCACATTCAAAG